CCCACAAAAGGAGAGGTAAAATACGGTGCTGAAGAAACCATCAAGCGTGCTCTCGCAATACGTCATATGGAGTTACCAGTTGGAGAATTTATTTCTCAAGGCTTGGAGAAGGAAGTCCCGCAAACAGCGAGGACACTTCTTGAGTCAAACGTACAAGACGAGATTAAACATGATCTCGCTTTGGGCTACATTGTTGACGCCCACGGTGCCGACGAACAAGCAGAACTGGAGGCGTTAAGACTAAGAGATGCTTGGATTGCACACCCTGACCATACTATCACAAAGGCACTCGTTGCAGAGCGAGCTATATTCTTTGTTTTACTGCCTTTCTTTAGGTTTAATGGTGATGCTGCTCTCAGAACAGTATCAGCTGATATATCCAGAGATGAACAGATCCACGTTGCAACAAATAGCCTTGTATGTGCTGAGCTGGGTCTTAATCCTAGCTCTTCTTTGGATAAGCTTAGGAAGGCAACTATTAACTGGATAGTACAACCACTAGGTATAAATACTGACGATAAATATTTGGACAAAAAATTTTGGCTGGATGCGAGCGATCAGTTAATGTATCAGGGCAAAGCCCCACAGTTTTCTGACACCAGAGCAGCTCGCATGCCAGCATTCTTTGAACATGCAAACACAAACCTCCCTCAATATGCTTGAGCCTATCATTGGCCCAACACCAGAGTCTCTTCTACATGAAATGGAGGAGACCTTCCCACCAACTACACCCCACCCAAAGGAGGAGCTCGCTAGTATTATGTACAAAGCAGGGCAACGCTCAGTCGTGGAGTGGTACGAAAAGCGATTAACTAAATGAAATTCCACCTAGTTCAGCCTCAAGATGTAATCTATCTATGGCCTGAGATCAAACCACTCATCAATAAAGTATTAGAACATAGCAATGCTGAAGCAGACGCTGAAGTTTTCTTCTTGCCTATCTATCAAGATCAACAACAACTGTGGATAGGATTAGATAGTGATAAAAAAGGTGAGATACCTTGTGTACTTATCACAGAAGTACTACAGTATCCGCTGAAGACTTCCATGTTCGTACACGTCTGGGCAACAGCATCCGGACACGATTATACCCCTTGGGTAGAAGCCTTTGAAGAAGTTAAAGATTTTGCACGTGTAAACAGCTGTGAATTTGTAGAAGCAAGGGCTCGAAAAGGTCTAGCTAAGAAACTTGTAAAAGAATCTGGCTGGAAAGAACATCAAATAATAGTAACAACGGAACTTTAACTATGGGATTATCAAGCATGGCGAGTGGCCTTATTGGTAGTATAGTAGGAGCAAAAGGACGGGGCTCTTCAACTACTGTCAATAACACCTCACAAAATCCTTACGAAGATCAGTGGATCAGAGATAGGTTCTCATCAGGTCAGTCTCAGATGGATGAGCTGACTCGATTCATGAATGAACGTAAGGCTGCACTAGCTGCACCAACATACTATGACGTCGGTGGAGGAAGGTCTGTCAGACAGGATCAGTTTGGTGAGTTTATAACAAACCAAATCGGTAAACAAACTGGAGACTTTAACAGACAGCTAGCAGAATATCAAACAGGAGTTGACAGAAGTATTAGTCAACTTGGTCAGCAACAGTCATCAGCACGAGACTCGCTTAAGTCTACATACGATGCAAGACTAGCTGACATATCAGCAGCAGCTGGTATGAGAGACGCTAGGCTGGCGGACATAACAGCTGCTGCCGGAGCAAACCAGCAGGCTCTTCGAGCACAGTCGGAAGCTTTAGCAAAACAAGGTGAACGTGCTCGAGCAGGCCAAGCTGCAAACCAAGCAGCGATACAGCAAGCTACCTCACAGTATCAAGCAGGCCAAGAAGCTAACGAAGCTGCAATCAGAGCACAGCAAGAACAGATGGCACAGCAGACTCAGGCATCCAGAGCTGCACAAGAGCAGAATCAAACGGTAGCTGGAGTCAAATCTAAGATAAAACCTAAAAACCCATTTAGGTATGGTACAGGCGGTAGCTTTAACCGTTCTGGACTCAGAATATCATCTCTTAATATCTAACAATGACAGCAAAAGAACGCTATGATTATTTATGCAGCGATCGTAGCCAGTTTCTAAACGAAGCAGAGGAAGCAACCAAACTTACCCTACCATATCTAATCAGAGGACACGAAGATCAGTCCAGAGGTATGAAGCAGTTGAAGACACCATGGCAGTCAGTTGGGGCTAAAGGAGTGGTAGCGTTAGCATCAAAGCTTTCGCTATCTCTCGTACCTCCACAGACTAGCTTTTTCAAACTGCAAGTGGACGAGTCACAGCTAGGTGAAGTACCACCTGAGCTCAAATCAGAACTAGACTTATCCTTTTCAAAGATAGAACGAACCATCCTTGATTCTATTGCAGCATCAGATGATCGTGTAGTAATACACCAAGCATTACAACATCTAGTTGTAGGTGGTAATGCTCTTATCTTTATGGGCAAAGCAGGGTTGAAATTATTTCCTCTTAATCGCTTCGTACTAGAACGAGACGGCAACGGAAATGTAATTGAAATAGTCACAAGAGAACGTATCAACAAGAAACTAATAGAAAAATATCTACCTCCCGAGGAGGAGATGCCTTTAGTATCTGAGGGTGAACCCGAAACAAAAGAGTGTGACATATACACTCATGTCAAACGTGAGAACAACAGAGTAGTTTGGCATCAAGAAGTAAACGGTAAAGAATTAGC